CCAACGGTGAAAAGACCGGTACATGGGGCACAATTACGAATGATAACCTTGGCGTTATTATCGAGGACGCAATCTCTGGCTTGGCATCGGTTACTACGGTTTCTGCAAACCAAGCGCTGACTGCATTAAACGGTGCGGTTGACCAAGCCCGCTGCGCAGCCCTTTCGTTAGACACCTCAACGGGTGCTAACTTCGCGGTGTACGTCCCACCGGTAACTAAACTCTATGTGGTGCAGAACGCCTCAAGCTATACGGTAACCGTCTACGCCAGTACAGTCCTTGGCAACACCACAGCAGCAGGTACGGGCGTAGCGATCCCGACAGGCAAATCAGTCCTCTTGCGGTGTGACGGCACCAATGTGGTCGAGCAGCTAAACCACATCACGGGCAACTTATCGGTGGGCGGTGCAGTAGCTATTACGGGTGCTGTAACAGGGGGTAGTTTTGCTGGACCTCTCACGGGCAACGTCACAGGCAACGTCACAGGCAACGTCACAGGTAATGTGGTGGGCAATCTGACAGGTAATGTGGCAGCGGGTGCGGGTACGATTGCGACTACAAACTTCTCTTTTGTGGAAGTCGGCGGCGTGCTATTTATTAAAAACGGTGTCACTAACATCGCTAAAATAGACGCGTCGGGTAATTGGACGGTGCTTGGTAATGTAACCGCGTTCGGAACCGTATAAGTAAGGAAAATAAGTATGACACTGCCACTTGGGCAAATATCGATGTCGGAGGTCAACGTTGAACTTGGCCTGTCGTCCACTGCTTTAATTAGTTTAAATGACGCAGCCGTTCGTACTCTTGCTGGGGTTGGAGGTGCAGGGACAATTATTTCGATGCAAGACCTGCAAGGAAAAGCTAATCAATTTGCCTTCACACTATCTGGTTCGGACGTAAACTTAAGAACTGCGGCGCTTGCTGCTGGGTGGAACGGGACTACAAAAGTTGTCGCAACGATTCCTGCTCCTACTACTATTTCCTCATCAACTACTGCAACCGCTGCACTAACAATTAACGGCGCGTTTCCCGCAGGCGTTGACCTTATAAATAACGGGGTTATCGCGGGACGAGGCGGAAACGGCGGCGCGGGTAGGTCTGTCTCGGCACCGGGACTTTTCCCCGGACCTGTTGGTTTTTCGGGCGGTGCGGCGTTAGTTGTCTCAGTCCCCGTTGTTATTACAAACAACGGAACAGTTGCAGGCGGCGGTGGTGGTGGCGGTGGAGGCGCGGGTCAGGGGTATACTAACCGAGGTGCCTTTACTGCCGCCGGTGGTGGCGGTGGTGGCGGGCGAGGGGGATCAACTGGTGGAACCGGAGGTACAGCTACACCTTATGGTACAGCCCCACAAGGTTCGAGACCCGGTTCAGCGGGTGGTCCGGGAAGCCTACCTGCGGCGGGTGGAGGTGGTGCAGGAGGAACCTATGGATCGGGCCAAGTGTCAGGAGGTGCTGGTGGCGCTGGTGGTGGATATGGTTCAGGGGGATCGGGGGGTGGAAACACCTCTGGGGGCTTCGGTGGTGGAGGTACCGGGGGGGCAGGTGGAACTACCGGTGCCGCAGTTAACGGAAATAGTTTTATAACTTGGCCTAACTTTGGGACTCGTACCGGGCCAATTAGTTAAAGAGGATGGTATGAAACAAAAAATAATTTCTTTCGATGAAGAAAACTGCCAAGTTGTTTTGCTGGTAGATGGATTGCCGCCTTATGCTGTTGATCTTCCGATTGACGAGAACGGCAATACTTTGGAAGGCGCGGAACTAGACCGCTATCTGCAAGGGTTTTATCCTTACCAACATTTTGAACGAAAAAACAATCTTAAAAACGGCGTTAAAAACGCAGACGCTGTACGAAGCCGAGTTACTGTTGTACCAGAAATTATTTTAAGTGCTTCAGAAATCGAGAATCAAGTTAGGGTGGAAAGAATTTTTCTTCTGTCCCAAACTGATTGGACTCAGCTTCCCGATGTTTCTATGCCCGAAGAGGAGAGGAATGCATGGAGATCGTATCGACAAACTTTTCGTGATATTACCTCTCAGCCGGGGTTTCCTACGGATATTATCTGGCCGATTAACCCCGGACAAGAGCCCAGATGAAATCCGAACAAGCGATTGCGAACGTCGTAAAATCCTTGGGTGCGGGAGTTACGTTTGTGGAAGTTGGTGTACTACGAGCAACAACTCTCGTGTTTATTGCAGAAGAGTGTGAGAATGTTACTTGCGCAATAGGTGTGGATTCGTACGCACCATATGTGGACACTTTGTTTGTGCGGTACTCTGTGGATCAAGCGCTGGCAGATTTAAATCTGTCAATTGCTAAACAAAAAATTCAATCTGCTAAAAACCGGGAACGAATTAGTTTAGTTGTCGAAGATTGTATTGACGCGGCAAGTAGTTTTGAAGACGCTTCAGTCGATTGTGTTTTTCTCGATGCGTACATGAACCAAGAGCAAGTGGAATCCCACATTAAGGCGTGGCTTCCAAAGGTAAAGGTTAATGGTGTTTTGTGTGGGCATGATATTGAATCTTTAGCCGTTCAAAATGGGGTTCGTAATGTTGGTATTACGTACAGTACTCCGTGTAGAGATGTTTGGCTATATTACAAGAACTAGGAGCGACAAAGCCAATGTTTTATCCAGTTAATCCCACAGAGTTTAAAGGCAAACAGGACGTTGCTTATTGGGAAGGCTTTCTTTCCGACGAAGAGATTAATTTAATACTGTCCTTACCTGAGTGGTTTTCTGTTTCGGGGGCCGCAGTGGGTGACCCGAGTGCTATGGCGGTAAATGAACAGATTAGGCGCTCTGACGTTTCGTGGTTAAACCCCAGACCAGAAGTGGCGGCAATATACGAAAAACTGGGGCAAGTTGTTTCTGAAGTAAATCGCCAGTTTTTTGGGTTTGACCTCTCCGGCTTTTACGAACCCGCGCAACTTACATACTATAACGGGGCTCAGAACGGGCACTATGATTGGCATGTTGATTCAGGCCCCTCAATTACCCCACGAAAACTGTCTATGTCTTTATTACTAAGTAACCCAAGTGAGTTTGAAGGTGGAGAGTTCCAAGTCAAGACTGTTAATAATGAAGAGCAGACGTTAGAAACCGTAAGGGGGAGGGCGTGGTTTTTTCCGTCGTATACCCTGCACCGTGTGGCTCCTGTTACTAAAGGCGTTCGACGATCTTTAGTGTTGTGGGTGGGCGGTCCAGCGTTTAAATAGGTCAACTATGCCGTTACAGAAACTACAATTCAGGCCCGGTGTAAACCGCGAAGGAACTTCGTTATCCAACGAAGGCGGTTGGTTTGACTGCGACAAGGTGCGTTTCCGCTCTGGCTACCCTGAGAAGATCGGCGGCTGGGCTGCGCTGTCTTACAACACCTTCCTTGGTGTGTGCCGGTCGTTGTGGAACTGGGTAACGTTGAAGCAGTTTAACTTAATGGGTGTGGGTACAAACTTGAAGTTTTATGTGGAGGACGGCGGAGATTATTACGACATCACACCCCTGCGCGAGACTACAACAAACCCAGCGGGTGAAATTACGCTCGATATAACCAGCGGCTCGGACATTCTGACGATTACAGATACGGGCGCGAGCTTACTGGAAGTTAATGATTTTGTGACACTCGTAGGTGCTACAGACCTCGGCACTGTTACAACTAACGTAACGGCTGCGGTGCTTAATCAAGAGTTTCAAATCCTGTCGGTTATCTCCGGTACGCAATACACAGTGCAATTGTCTGTAACAGCGAACGAAACAGCGTCCGACTCCACGATGACGGGCCTGACAATCGAATACCAAATTAGCACCGGTTTTGACGTTTTTACTATCGGTACAGGCTGGGGCACAGGGCCGTGGAGCAGGCTAAGTTGGGGTGACGGTTTTTCCACCGGTTTTGGTTTGCAGTTGCGTTTGTGGAGCCAAGCTAACTTTGGGGAAGAGTTATTGTTTAGCCCACGGGGCGGCGCACTTTTCTTATGGCAACCGGGTGGAGGCGCAACCCCTGCGTATGGTACTCGGGGCGTTGTGGTTTCTGGAACCGACGTGCCTTCCAAGATTAATCAGGTTATGGTGTCTGATTCCACCCGGATTGTGATTTGCTTCGGGTGTAACGACTACGGGGCGTATGACACAACCCCACAAGACCCGATGCTTATTCGCTGGTCAGAACAAGAAAGCTTTACCGGATGGACACCGGCAATCACCAACCAAGCGGGTAGCTACCGTTTATCGCGCGGCTCCGAGATTGTCGGTGCGGTGCAGACTCGACAGGAAATTATTGTATGGACTAATGCGTCCATCTATTCTATGCAGTACTTAGGACCCCCGTTTGTGTGGGGCTTTAACTTACTTGCAGACAATATCTCTATCGTGTCACCTAACGCTATGGCAACCGCTGCCGGTGTGGTGTACTGGATGGGGGTGGATAAGTTTTATGTCTACGCAGGCCGGGTCGAAACGCTGCCATGCTCAGTGCGGCAGTATGTTTTTAATGATATTAACCGGGACCAAGAAGCACAGTTTAACGCTGGCACCAATGAGGGCTTTTCTGAAATCTGGTGGAACTACTGTTCTAAGAACTCGACTGTTATTGACCGTTACGTTATCTTTAATTATCTGGATCGCGTCTGGTATTACGGCACGTTAGATCGCACGGCTTGGCTGGACTCTCCACTACGGCAGTTTCCCATGGCCGCGACTACTGACAATATTGTTGTGTTTCACGAAGCAGCGGTGGACGACGGTACGACTAATCCGCCTAGTGCCATAAACGCTTATATACAGTCGTCTGACTTCGACATTGAGGACGGGCACAACTACGGTTTTGTGTGGCGCATCATTCCAGACATTACGTTTGATGGATCAAACACAGCGGGGGAGACAGCAGTTAATCCGACTGTGCGGTTTACAGTACGCCCCAAACAAAACCCCGGCGCAAACTACGGTGTTTCTGGTATGCCAACAGTAACCTCCGTGCAAAGCTATGCTGGGCAGACAACCTACAACGTGCAGCAGTTTACCGAGATTATCTATAGCCGAGTGCGCGGCAGGCAGATGGCGTTTAAGATTGAGTCCAATACGCTTGACGCAGTGGCAGTTGGGTGTGCCCCGTATTGACGTTCGTCCGGACGGTAGGAACTAACTATGTCTACAGGAACCACAAAAAAC